GACAGTTGGCTGAAGGTGCTCATCTCTGTGGAGGCATTGGCCAAGGGGTTTGACGTGCCTGACGTTGGTTGTGTGTGTGATGCACGACCACTGCGCAAGTCGTTGAGCACTGCCATCCAGATGTGGGGCCGAGGTCTGAGGTCGTCACCGGCAACCGGAAAGAAGGACTGCTACCTTTTGGACTTCTCGGGCAACATCATTCGGTTTGCTGAAGACTTCACCGACGTGTTTTTTAACGGCTTGGAGAAGTTGGACGACGGCGAGAAGATGGACAAGACGATCCGCAAAGACGATGAGTATGAGATGAAGGGTTGCCCTCGATGCGGTTACAAGCCTTTTCATAAGCGTTGTATGGCGTGTGGCCACGAAAAGATTGAGCCGGCGTTGAAAGAGGCGTTGCCAGGTCACATGCAAGAGATCACCATCGGTGAAGGCAAGAACAAAAAGAAACTGGCCGACAACGCTGAACACCTATGGCATCAAGTTTCATCGTATGCCCGTCATCACAGTGCGCCTGAAAAGCAAGCGGCAAGGGCTTGGCACCTATACAAGAAGATCACTGGCCAAGAGACGCAGTGGGCGTTTTCAACGGCTCCAATGGTGGAGATCAGCCGTAACGTACAAAACAAAATCACACAATTAAATCTGCAATGGAAAAAGGGAGCAGGACGATGACTTTTCTCGACTTCGCAAGATCACATGGGTTGGACATTGACCCATCCAAGTTCTACGCATCTGACAAGATCCGACGTTGTGGCACGCTGGACAAGCCACGTTCCCTGAATGGTTCGTGGCTGTGGGATGGCCAGCGCGGTTGGATTTTCAACTGGTCAGACGAAGCCCGAACAATCTGGTTTGAAGATCCGCACGCCAAGCCTTGGACGCCAGAAGAGAAGCGTGAGTGGATGCTCAAGCGCCAAGTGGCCAACGCCCAAAAGGACAATTCCTACGAATTGGCCGCACAAAAGGCTGACATCATCTTGCGCTCGGCCAAGATGGACAACCACCCCTACCTCGAGATCAAGGGCTTTCCTGATGAGAAGGGGTTGGTGCTGGACGATAAGCTGTTGATCCCCATGCGCAACGTGGTGACGAACAAACTGCAGGGTTTCCAAGAGATCTGGTGGGACGAACCGAACCGCAAGTACAACAAGAAGATGCTGGCCGGCATGCGTGCCAAGAATGCTGTGCTGTACATGGGCGATAGAGACGCTCAGGAGGCTTGGTTGGTTGAAGGGTATGCCACAGGCCTATCCCTGCACGCCGCGCTTCGTAGCAGCGGTTCTAGGGCGTCTGTAGTGGTGTGTTTTAGTGCCGGCAACTTGGTGGCCGTGGCTGACCAGATCAAAGGCAAGCGATTTGTATTTGCGGACAACGACGAGAGCAAGACTGGCGAGAAGTCTGCCATTCAGACTGGCCTGCCTTGGACGATGGCCGACACTGTTGGCTGGGATGCCAACGATTTGCATAAAAACAACGGATTGTTTGCAGTTGTGAAGAAAATTATGGACACACGTACCAAATCTGTATAATGCAAACCGTTGTCGTAGTGGGCAGCAAAGGTTAAGCCGTTTACTCATGTGTCCTACCCCTGTAAAAAGGGGCCACTACTAGGACTCATGGTTAAACGGCTTTTTTGTTTTCTGCTACGCCAACTATGTCTCAAAGGTCTATCGGGTTTTGGGTTGGCATGAGGGAAGCGTAGGAAGCCGCAAGGTGTAGTCCGCAGTCCACCAACTCTACAACGTTCTGATTTGAGGCGAGAGCGCACAGAAGATGCAAGCGCAAACAGGGGAACACCAGTTTCTGTCCGTGGTTCATTCTGCGGGTGGCGGGGCTGGTTCAGGGGCTGTGCAAGACGACGCAATGGGTCGGAAAGTCCTGAAGGTTGATCACCACGCAGTGAGTCAACTCCCACACGGAACACTCAATGGCTCCAATTACTGATGGGAAGTTGCCGGATGACGCTCAAGGGTGTCTGAAGGCAGATTCTTGCCCAGCCGAGCCTAATTCACCAACCCTGATAAAGGTGCGCCATGAGAATCAACTTAACTTGTCCATATGCAGACAAAGACAAAGCAAAATCACTTGGTGCTAGATGGGATGGTGAGCGCAAAGTCTGGTACATCGTAGATGTGGATGACTTGAAGCCTTTCGCTCAGTGGTTGCCAATACTGAATCGTGTTTCATCAGACATGCTTCCCCGTAAAAAAGACAATCACAAGACTGTATCAACTGGACATGGTGAATTTCGCCCTAGGTGCGCCTGTGATGTTTTGCCTTGGGAAGACTGTGAGCACAGTGAAGCAGATGCACAAAAAGAATTGCAAGAAATTTTGGATCTGCCCTTCTAATTGCTCTAATTTCATGTTAAACTTCTGCTCACGGCAATGAGCCGGTTCAACCGAGGAATGACATGATTGATCCAGACCGCTACTACATCTTTGACTGCAACGGCAAGATGGTTGGCAACCCATTCGGCTACAAGACCCACAGCGCGGCGTCTGCACAGACCAACCGCAAAGGCGCAACGATCTACATCCAGATCTGGAATGCTTTTCGTGCATCACGCGCCATTAATCCAAACAACAACTTGGTCAACATGATCAAACAAGGGGCAGTGATATGAAATACAAGTTGACCTACAGCATGATGGACGTGATGTTGGCTGACCCTGACAAGCCCATGAAGGCGGCACCACGTTTGCGCCAGTTGACGTATATGTGGGGTGGCTTGGCGTCTCTTGAAAAAGAGAAAGACCCAACACAGAAAGACTGGCTGGCAGTGTCTGACGCCATCAACATGATGGAGACGCTGGTGGAGATGGGCTTTGCACGAGACGACGACAACTTGATCCAAGAGGCTGTGTTGGTCATGAAGGCATGCACTGACCGCTACCAAAACGGCAACCCTTTGCGGTTGACTGGTTCCGGCATTCAACTGATCCGAGGTATCTTGGAAGACTACGCTTACCTGATTGAGAACTTGGACGAACGCACGATGGTGCACGCCCACCGCAAGACTGAGATGCGAATTCAAGACATTTTGTTTGGCCGTGCCAAGCCCCATGATGTACAGGTGACGGCATGACACAAGAAGAAATTTTGGAACTTGGCAAATCGCTAGGGAGCAATGGTTGGTGCATGGATGACGACAGCTTAGTTGTTTTTGCCAAAATTATTGAAGACAAATCGTATCGCGCAGGAGTCAAGCAAGGTTGGCGTGAATGCATGGACGAATATCAAATTCCCTACCTATGACCGAAGCCGAACAAACCGAAGAGAACATATGGAAGCGCCGCTACCTCAAATTGGTAGAGGAAGGGCTTGATCCAGACGAGGCACATGATTTGGCCGCACAGATGATGATGCGTGACCGTGACCCCTACGACGACCGCCGTGTGTGCCCAGAATGCACACACTACAAGAACAAGCTGTGCAACAAGATTTTGGAAAAGAACAAACCAACACAGCAACTGCGGTTCATCTTGCAACGCTGTGACCATTTTGAATTAAGAGGCAAGAGATGAGAATCGTGTGTTGGTTTAGCTGCGGAGCCGCAAGCGCAGTCGCTACAAAACTTGCCATAGCTGAAAACGCTGGCAAACTGCCTTTAATCATTGCTTACACAGAGGTGGCAGAAGAACACACAGACAACAAGAGATTTCTCAAAGATTGTGAGGCTTGGTTTGGTCAAGAAATTCAAATCCTGCGGAATGATTTTTATGAAGGCTCAATTTATCGGGTGTTTGAAAAAAACTACATCCGAACACCAAAAGGCGCACCATGCACAAGAGCATTGAAAAAACAGGTACGTCAGCGTTTTGAAGAAGTAACCGACCGACAAGTTTTTGGTTACACGGCTGAAGAACAAGCCCGTCTAGACCGATTCATTGATGCCAACAATGGTGTAGACATTTGGACACCGCTAATTGACAAAGGACTATCTAAAGAAGATTGTTTGGCTATGTTGCGAAATGCAAACATTGAATTACCGGAAATGTATCGCCTTGGCTATCACAACAACAACTGCATCGGTTGCGTCAAAGGCGGTATGGGCTATTGGAACAAGATTAAAGTGGATTTTCCTGAACACTTTGACCGAATGGCCAAGCTAGAGCGTTTTAAAAAGCAGACTGTATTTAAAGACCGTTACCTTGATGAACTCAAACCATCAGACGGGCATTATCCATCTGAACAAAATATTGAATGTTCTATTTTTTGCCAAATGGCAGAGGAAGATTACAAATGATGTACCTTGGGATAGACCCTGGCTTCACTGGCGCATGGGGATTGATTGACCACCACGGTGCATATCAATCGTGCGGTGACATGCTGAACAACGGCAAACACATCCTGTCTCGAGCAGTGCATGGTGAAATCACTCAAGCAATCGACCGACAAGACTTGCAAGGCGTAATTGAGTTTGTGCATAGCATGCCGGCGCAGGGGGTTGCATCAAGTTTTAAGTTTGGCATGGCGTATGGCGCAGCAATTGCAATCATGGAGCGCCTTCACTGCCCTTGGCACATGGTCACGCCACAAAAGTGGAAAAAAGATTTGGGGCTGACTTCTGACAAAAACTTGTCTTTGGACATGGCGCGAGAACTGTGGCCAACCGCACCACTGACACGCAAGAGGGACAACGGCAGGGCAGAAAGTTTGCTCATGGCTGAATGGTTACGCAGACAGGATACAAAATGAATCAAAAAGAGATCAACAACGCAGTCGATTACTTGTACACCCACGGCCAAAAATATGCGCAGGCCAAAGCTGAGGTGACGTACATCGAAGAGTTCCGCAAGAGCAAGAAGGCCATGCTGATGAAGACGGCTATGGAGAACGGCTGTAAGAGCGCCGCAGCAGCCGAAATAGAGGCTTATTCAGACCCAAGCTACATTGAGTTGCTGAAGGGCCTTAAAGCGGCTGTAGAGGCCTCAGAAGGGATGCGCTGGGGGTTAATCGCTGCACAGGCACGCATAGAGTGCTGGCGGTCAATGGAAGCGTCAAACCGAGTGATGGACAGGGCTGTATCGTGAAGGAGAATTTAAATGAGTTGGCTCTTTTCGCAGGCGCTGGTGGAGGAATACTTGCAGGGAAACTTCTCGGATGGCGAACCGTCTGTGCAGTTGAATGGGAGCCGTACCCAGCAAGCGTATTGTGCGCCCGACAAAATGACGGACTTCTCCCGCCTTTCCCGATTTGGGATGACGTACAAACCTTTGACGGTAGACCGTGGCGAGGAATTGTTGACGTTGTTTCGGGAGGTTTTCCTTGCCAAGATATTAGTGCAGCAGGAAAAGGCGCAGGAATTGACGGAGAACGAAGCGGAATGTGGGGAGAAATGGCGCGCATCATTCACGAAGTACGACCCAAATTCGTGTTCGTGGAAAACTCACCAATGCTCACTTCTAGGGGACTTGGACGAGTTCTTGGAGACCTGGCCTCAATGGGGTTTGATGCGAGATGGGGAGTGTTGGGAGCAGCGGATGTTGGAGCAAACCATCAGAGGGACAGAATCTGGATTGTCGGAAAGTTGGCCAACGCCAAGGAGTTGTTCAGCAATGGCGGCAACGATAACGCCAGAATCAGCTTGGAACGACAAACGCAATCCAAATTTGGAAACGATTGTGGGACAAAGAATGTGGCCAACACCGACAGCGCACATGGCAAAGGAAACCAATGCTCCGAGCGAACACAACAGGAACACGCCAACGCTTACAGCACAAGTGAATTGGCCGACACCGAGAACCAAGGGTATGTGCGGTGGTTCAGGGGCATGGGCGCAATTGAAAGCCAACACAACGATAGAGGAAGCCAGGGCAATGGGAGCGGGAAATGGTGGCAAACTGAACCCAACGTGGGTCGAGTGGCTGATGGGGTGGCCGCTAGGGTGGACAGACTTAAAGCCATTGGAAACGGACAAGTCCCACTTTGCGCCGCAACAGCTTGGAGAATCCTAAGTGAATAACAATTTGACGGCCAAACAGAAGGCTTACGTGGGCCTAGTCAAGCTGCTGCCCTGCAGTGTGTGCGACCAAGAAGGGCCAAGTGACGCCCACCACGTCAAACAGCACCGCCAGTACACCGTGGTGGCTTTATGCAAATCCTGCCACCAAGGGAGCAAGATGGGATGGCACGGTGAGAAGCGTGCATGGGCACTGGCCAAGATGGACGAGATCGACGCCCTCAACGTCACGGTTGAACGAGTGATCGACTTGCTGAAATCCGGTTGAACCGGACGCATTAGGGTTTTCCTTAGAAAATATTTTTGTAAATATCTTTCAAGAGTGCTTTAACTTGGTGTTATACTTTCCATCACTGCAATGACGCAGGTTTAACTTAGGAAACATCATGACAGCAATCACCACCACCCCTTCTTCTGCTGACGAACTCGGCACCTTGTTGGCACAGATCGCCACACTGACAAAGCAGGCAGATGCCATCAAAGACGCAATGAAAGACATTGCAAGCAAGGGCGAGACAAAGGTCTTTGAGGGTGCCTTGTTTAAAGCAACATACTGCGAAGCCAACCGCTCGGTCACAGACTGGAAGGGCTTGGCTGCTGAGTTGGCCATCCCTGCTGACAAGATCGCTGCCTTCACAAGCGTCACTGCTGTGTTCTCCATCAAGACCACCGCACGTTAATCAACGGGGCTTCGGCCCCATCAGGAGAACACCATGTTCCGACAAATTATTCTGGCAGTAAAAAATGTATTTCGACTTCCAAGCGCCGACCTGATGGCCGCACGCGAACTGGAAGAAGCCAAACGCGAGTTGCTGCAGATGCAATCATCGCAAGACTATGCAAAGCGCATGGTTGAGTACCACCAAGACCGAGTCAAACGTTTAACCGCTTATGTTGCTAAGGAGCAATCATGAAACCCACCATGCACACACATGCACAGCCTGAGATGAGCCAACTGCAACGTCAGTTGCTTGGCCAAGAGCACGTCAAGTTTTACACCCAGCAAGAGTTTGACGAAGCCCTGGCATTTGCCAAAGCTGAGATCATGACCGTGGCCATCGAGACGACCAAACGTGCCATCATGATTGAGCGAGAGGCCTGTGCTCAGTTGGCTGACGATTGCGTCAACATCGAAGAGTTGGGCGAGGCGATTCGTAACCGCATACCGAGTCAACGGCAATGATGGAAATTGCTGAAGACATGCTGTGCTTTGCACTGATCTGCTTTTTACTCGCGGTGTATTTCAAATGACGCCTCTAGTTTGTAAGGCTGTAAAGTTTGCGCCAGAGCCAGAGACGGCTTTGTGGTTTGATGTTGGACAGATGGAAGTCACGCAAAACACAAAAGTGCCTGCTGAGTTCCTGATGCAATTGCCATCAAAGCGAACAGGCATTGTCGGGCTTGACACGGGAGGCAAAGATTTTGCTTTGTGGCTCTTGCAGGGCGATGGATCGGTCACTGTTGGCGGTTGCTCAATGTGGCATGGCGGTAAGTATTTCCCGCCCTATGCGTACATATTGGATAGTGATGAGTTCAAGATTTATCGCAAAGGGGAAGAAATCACGCTAGAGGACATCAAGCCAGTGCATCGCATGGTGCTTGCTGTGGTTAACAAATTGGCCTTGCAATCTGAAGGGTACAGACCAACTCCCAAGCGCACTTTCATCAATCAAAAGAGGCAGTCAAAAGGCAAACCAGCCTTGACATTTGACTGGCATACCGTGGTGGTCGAGCCACCAAAGCAAAAGAACGATTCACAGGGTGGCACACATGCAACGCCACGGCGTCATCAAGTTCGAGGGCATTGGCGCACCTACAAATCGGGTAAACGCGGGTGGGTAAGTGAATGCTGGAAGGGCGATGCAAGCAAAGGCATTGTGTTTAAAGACTACCAACTAAGGAATTTACATGACTGAAGACCTATCAATTTTAATTTCGCTGATCGTGACGTGCCTGATTGTGCTTGGCTTTGTCGTGATCGCTGTGCTAGTCGTGATGGCTGGCGGAAAGGATAAGAAATGACGCAAGAAGAAATTATTGAGATGGCTAAACAGGCTGGATGTATACCTCGCAGACATCCTGAGTATTGGGAAGATGTTCAAGTGTTTGCAACGCCCGAAGTTCTTCAAGCCTTTGCCAAACTGGTAGCAGAAGCGGCAGCGTCTAAAGAGCGTGAGGAATTTGCTGTCCACGCTGTTGACATTGCAAGACGAGCCGTTGCAGAGGAGCGTCAAGCACTAGCCAAGCAAGCCCTTATTAAACGCGCAGAAGAAGCATTTGCAGCGTCACAACAGCAAGAGCAGGGTGAGCCTGTGGCGTGGTTTGATTCAGCAGACAACGTTTTTTATACAAAAGAAGATGCCCATAAGACAGGTTTTGCACCTATTCGTGCGCTCTACACCACACCACAACCAAAGCAAGAGCAGGGTGAGCCTGTGGCTGTATGCGAATTCTGTGAAAGAGAACGCCCTGTTATTTATTTGCCACAACCAAAGCAAGAGCAAAGCGCGGAGCGCGTGGGTGAGTCAGTGGGTTTTTATGACGCAGAGAACAAAGACTTGCGCCGAGAAATTCCAATGGGCGAAGATGGCGATTGGTGGCAACCCGTATACACCACACCACAACAACGCACATGGGTTGGGCTGACGGATGAGGATATAGAACAAGAATTTGGATTTGTTGACGAACTGTTGCGTGACTGTGTGCAACGAACCGAAGCAAAACTCAAGGAGAAGAACACATGACTAAACAAGAAATGACAAGCCTTCTACGCCTCGTAGGAGTAAACGAGAACACCATTACAGCGATGGAGAACGCTTACGAAATTGGCTATGAGATGGGCGTCAAGCAAGGCATTGAACAAGGTAAAGCCGAGATCATTGAAGACTTAGCAGGAGGTGGAGCATGAATATTGTCAACGCCTTTCACCCCGACTTCATCAAGACTCATATGCCCGAGTTCTTGAGTAAACTAAAGTCAGACTCCGAGAAGGTAGCAACGGGTTCAACCAATGGTGCAAAGTCTCGAGCTGTACGTGAATCTGTACATGGAAAAAACGTTGACTCAATTAACGTGTTCCCTAAGACCCAAGCAAGAAAAATTAACCTTGTACCAAAAGAATTTCACACATTCAGTAGGGCTGGAAACAAACAGAAAACAAAATAAGAGAGGGGGCCTTTTGAGCCCCCTTCTTTTTACTCTTCAACTTTGGTGATAACGAAAGTTGAAACAGTTACTGGTTCATCTTGATCTTCATCATCCAGAAGTTCATCCAAGTCGTCTTCATCTAAATCAACAACGTGATCGTAATCAGCAGCCCAACCGTTTTCTTGTTGGAACTCAATGAATTCACGAATGATTTCAATTTTGTCAAAGTCTGAAGTCTCAATAGTGACTACCTCGTCGTCGCCCCAAGTCGAAATGTTGATTTCAATTTTGTACATGATCAGCCCTTTTTAAACATTGATGATTTGCCCACGAAACTCAATTTGCCCCTCAGCCCACTTGTGAACTAACTCTGGCCAAAGCAGTTTCCCATCCTTAAATGACAAAACTGCGAAACCCGAACGCCAGTTAACCGGTGCATCTTCCAAGTAGTCCATGAACTGTGGACCGTCTGGTTCAGCTAGTGTCCCTGTATCAACGCCAAAACGGTTGCCGTTGTAGTCTGAGTAGGGTGTCACTTTGAGGCTGTGCAAATGGCCTGTAACCATCGTTTTACCGCTGTTGACGGTGTTGTTGTGGGTAGCATGTATACCGCCCTTCCAACGATGTTTAACGACCACCTCATCCGTCACCCAGCAAGACCAGCAAGGCTTCCAAGCAGGAAAGTGGTCTTTCAGTGAAAAGCCTTTGACCTGTTCGTACTGTGGCGCATTGGCTGCAAGGCGGTTCTCGAATCGGGCGTCGTGGTTGCCGAGAGTCCAAACCAAATGTACGTTGTGACGGGCTTTCTTGGCGGTTTCTTCAATCTCGCCGAGGGCTAACTCACAGGCTTTCAGTTCTTGAATAACGCTAGGACTTGAGTCCCACCCAATGCGAGGATGACGAGAGATGGAAGCGCCGTCAAAAACGTCACCGTTAGCGATAACTGCTTTCGGCTTAAGCTCTTTAATAGCCCATAGAAGACCGCGATAAGC